TTTTTCATCATTTTCAATTATAGGATAAATAATAAAATTTATACCATCTTTATCTTTCACATCTAATTGTTTATAATTAAGAGATATAATATAATCAATAAAATTATAATTAATATTTTTATCATCGTCTACATAAATTAATTTAGTTAATAACATGTCATCAAATTCAGTGATTAATATATTTTTATCAATAGTTAAAAGATTAATAATTTCTTTAATTTTATTAATATCACTATCTTTTTTATTATAATGTCTATCAATAAATGATAATAGATATTTATTATTTAATTCTAAATTTTTATTATTTTTATTAAGAAAATCTATTATTTCATCTAAATTATTATTATATATTATCATATTTAATAATGTTAAACCATTAATATTTTTCTTATTTAATTGATTATTTAACTCTATTGGAAATTCTTTTTTTATTAATTCTATCACTTTATCTAATGTTTTATATATGCCTGTTTGTTGTGCTATCATTAAAATAGAATTTTTTGTTTTATTTATATCCAATAATAATTGTTTTGGATTCAATTTTATTATTTTTTTAAATAATTTAAATTTATTAAATTGAAGAGAATAATGTACAAGATATTTAGAATCATTAATTTCATTATTAATAATAGTATCATCTTTATTCAACATAGATTTAATTTTATTAAATTTATTATTAGATATTAAATTATATAAATTATTATACATAGAAGAATATAAATATAATAAATTAATAGATATAATTTTTTTATTATTTAGAAAAACAATAGATATAAAACCCTATTATTAAAAGAGTATGAGTTATATATATTAATTGAACTATATCATTTTTAAATATAATATTAGATGATTGAAATGTTTGTATTTTTAATGATAAAATTAAATAATCCATTATATTATATTTATTTTTATAATCATTATCACCAAAAGTACCTGGAGCATAATTATAATAAATTAATGTAAAAGTTAAAGATAATAAGATAAATATTATAAATTTATGATTAAAACTATATAAATCTAAATTTATATCAAACATATATTATATCATTATATTTTATTTTTATTTTTTTATAAAAATCTACCTTTTTAATCTCTTTATCTTCTTATTGTTGAATTATGTCTTGATATATGTATATATGTTTTCATTTTTTTTATATATTTCTATTTTTATTACCATCCTCTTTATATCTTCTTTTATTTTAATATATCATATCTTCTATATCTTCTAAATGATATATAAAATTTATATTAATCATCTATTTATATTTATATTTTACATTTATCAACAAAATAATCTAATTATTATGATAATAATTATTATTGATTATATTTATAATTATTATCATATATTATTTATTATTCGTCATTAATTTATTCATAATTTATTTATTCTATTTGAATTATTTATTTATTTATATCTATATCAATATCTATATCTATATCTATATCATATGATAATGTATATTTATCATTAGTTAATATATCAATATCATCAGTTAATATATATTTATCAATGTCAATATTCATAATAATAAGATATTTAAATATAATATAATAGAAATGAATACTAATATATTATATTTTCAAATTTTTTAGATACTACGTTCATTAGGTTTTAGATATTTCATATCTAATAAATCAAATATTTCTAATTCAGAATTAGTATATATTAATTCATTTGTAGATAATTTAAATAAACCATATTCAGATAATTTATAACCTAATTTTTTAGCTTTATTTCTCATGATTTCATTAAGAGTATAAGATCCTGTAAAATATAATAAAGCTGTATAATAAGAAATATATGGAACAAATCTAATATCAATTCTTCTAATAGGTTTATTTTTATATTTACAAAATCCCATATATTTTGTTTTTGATGTTTCACTTGTTATATCATCTATTATAAATTTTTCTTTTTTTAAATTTATTATAAATTTCATTAATATATTACTATTATCATGATCAATATCATCAATAACATTAATATTAGTTAATAAAATATCAATATCAGAAGAGAATGGAAGTTCTCTACGATAAGAACCACAAATAGTGAAAATAGAATCAAAAAAATCATATTTTTTCATAAAAGAAAATAAATAAGTTTCAATTTGTTGTATTTCATTACGTGGTATATTACCTTGAAATTTTCCAATATATTTTAAACCTAATTTTAATTTATCATTAACTTGTATTTCACCTGATTCTACTCTTTTTTTAAGATCATCTATTGATTTTATATCATAATCATTAATTAATTTATAAGCAATAGTAGGTCCAATACCAATAATAGTAGTTAATTCATCAATTATTTTTTGTATTTTAACTTGTTTTTTAAAACGTTTAATATAATCATTTAATTCAATTAATTTACCAGAATCAATTATTTCTTGAATTTTTTGAAGAGATCCTTTTCCAATCCCTTTAATATTTTTTAATTCATCATTCGATTTAATTTGTGTTTTAAATGATTTAATAATTTTAAGAGTATTTTTAAGTTTAGATATTCTAAATTTGTTAATTAATGCATTTTTCATATCATTATTATTAATATAATAATTTCTTTCTATTTCAATATATTTTATTAATTCTTCAAATATATTTATTAGATTATAATTAATTGTCATTATAATTATAATTTCATATATTAATTAATTTTATGAAATTATACTATTTTTTTCTTATTCTTATAATTTTTATATAAATATATTATTCCACCTATTAATATTAATAATACTATTACTATTAATAATATTAATCCTATATTTGATGAATCTTCTTCTGCTATTTTACATTTTGTATTACATATTTCATAATAATCATTATCATAAGAAGCATAATTATCATCATTTTGATCATATTTAATATCATCATCTTTATATGTATTATATGTAGTAACTATTGTTATAATATTTATATTATTTAATGAATTAGAAAGATTATATAATCTTATATTACATTTTTTATCAAATTTATAATTTAATGTTCTCACATCTTTTGTTTTATAAAATGATATATTTTTATAAAAAAATTCTATATTATATGATAATTTTATTATTCTATTTGGTTTCTGTTCTATTTCTAAATTACTAATATCTACTCTATATTTATTATTTAACATTATTTGAATTTCTTTATTTAATACTTTTTTTAATATACTTGTTAAGTCTAATTTTGGATCTAATTTACATTCATCTATTGATACTACACATGGTTTTATTACCTCTTTTATTATCGTATTATTTTTACATTGTGATTCATATTTTAAATTACATTTATTACATTCTGGTATATTTTTAATATCTATTGTTCTATTATCTCTCATTAATTCAAATATCTTCTTTGAACATTTATCTTTATTACATTTATCCTTTTTTTTATTACTCTTTTTTTTATTTTTTTCTTTATTTTCGTCAACTTTTTCATTTTCTTTATCTTCTATGTCTTCTTCATATTCTTCTTCGTCTTCTTCATCATCTTCTTCATCATCTTCATTTTCTGTATCTTCATATTCTTCTTCATCATCTTCATATTCTTCATCATCTTCATATTCTTCATCATCTTCATATTCTTCATTATCTTTATCATTATAATTATTAATAATATTTTTATCAATAATAAAATTATTATTTTGAAGAGGTGTAACAATAATATCATATTGATAACCTAATTTTTTAATGGGATTACTAATATAAACTTGAGATTTTTTTTCATTAAAGATCCATACTTGTAAATTTAATAATCCATTAACATCAAAATCATTAAGAGTATTATAAATAGAAACTTTATTAATATTATAAGAAGCACCAAGATTAATAAGAAAATATAGATTAGATTTTTTAATAACAGAAACATTATTATCATTATTAGTAGAGAGATATGTATTATCAATTAATCTATTGAGAATAGGAATATTATTATCAATATATGAATTTGATACTTTGTCATAAATTTTTTTTTTAAAAGTCATATTATTAATTTCGGTATTATTTGAAGTGATAGATACATTTTTATTAATTAATGGATTAGATATAATCTTACCATAAATATCAAAAATATCAATTTGACCGATAGTAAAATTTCTAGAGACATTATCACGAAAACCCACATAAACATATCTACCATTAATAATATTATTTTTATTATTATTACCATTAACTGTAATTATTGATGTAATTTTATTATTCATTATATATAATTTATCATAATATATAATAATAAATTATTTATAGAAAAAATTGAAAAATAAATATTTAATAGGATTTTTATTATACAATTATAATAAAATAAAATTATGGATTATTAAAATTAAAACATATATATATATTCAAATAGTTTAGATATAACATTTGGTATATAAGATGAATCAATATAAGTATCAAGTTTTAAATTATCAGATTCATTTGATTAACTTATGTCTAATTAATCAAATGATTGGGAAATATTAGAATCATATTAAGATAAAAATAATAGAGATTTAAATGATTTTAATTAAAATAATAGAGATTTAAATGATTTTAATTTAAATGATATAGATAATAATGATAGAGATTTAAATGATAGAGATTTAAATGATTTTAATTAAAATGATATAGATTTAAATGATATAGATTTAAATAAAAGAGAAAAGAGAAAATCAATAAGTGATATAGATTTTAGTGATATATATGATAAATATAAATAAGATATGTTATAAAAAGCAATATAATAAGATATTGAAATGAAAAGAGAAATTAAATAAATAATGAAATGGTTAAAATAATAACAAAGATATATCAATAAAGGTTTTTATAGTAAATAAATGAAATTATAAAATTGATAAATATGTATAATAAGCTGAATTTATTTTATAATATCCAATGATAGTAATTATATATAATATATGAACCAAACATAAAGCTATAATATCTAATTCTGGTTGTGATAATATATAATTATTTTGTATACTATTATCAATTATTGAATTTATTGAATATAATAAAACTTTTACATAACCATATGTTTCATTATTTTTAGGACCATATCCACCATATACAACTATATTATTATTCCAATAAGAACCACCAGCTCCACCATAATTATTAGTATATATATTATTAGTAGTATCAATAATACCACTAAATCCAGCAATATAACCAGCAGAAGAAGGAACTAATGAAAATAAATTATCATAAACAAGAGCAGCAGAACCACAACCAAAACCACCATCAGCAGTAATAACATTATTATTAGTTAATATAGCATTAATAGTATTATAATCAAAAGCTTGATATTTACCTAATGTGATAGCTAAAATATTTTTATTTAAGAAGGTATAAGAACCAGAACCATTTAATTGAGAAGGAATAGTAAGATTAGTATTAATATCTAATGAATTATTATTAGTAATAAAATAAGAATAATTAAACATAGTAAATAAAACAGAATTGGTATTATTACTTAATAAATATGAATTATTACATTGATTAAATTTCTTAAATGTATTTTCACCACCAATTAAACCAATCATAAAATAATAACCACTTGGTATATTTATATTATTAAAATGACATTCTAATTCTTGTGTATTATTTATAAAACCATCTAATGTATAATTAATATTAGTTATATTAGATGATGAAAAATCTTTATTATCTTTATTAATAGCTCTAGTATAATATATTTTAAATGTAGAAGGAATAGTATTAGTAGTAGTAGTAATTTGAATAGAAGAAATATCTAAATTAGTATTAGAATAAAACATTTGCCAAACAATATTATTAGTTTGAATGATATTAGTATTATTAACAAATGATAAAGAAGTATTTGGAGTAGCAGTAGCATAAAAACCAACACCACCTATACCACCATTTAAATAATTTGAACCTAAAAATGATGCTGTATTAGTATAAGAACCATAACAAGCATTTTGATTATAACCAGATGATGAAATAGAATTATAATAAAGAGATGAATTAGAATTATTAATATTATTAAGAGTATTACCATTACCAATATAAGAGACAGGTGCATCAATTCCATTATTTGAATAATTATGTTTTAGATCATTTATAGCAGAACCACCAGCACCAGCAATAAATAAAGGAGTATCATCTTCTTTTAATACAAATGTAGCACCAGATCCACCAGATATAGAATACATTTTTTCATCAGGAGTTCTATAAATAGTAGTTTTACCACGTTGTCCAACTAATATTTTTATTTTTTGTCCTTGTGTTAAATTTAATAAACCTGTTACAACTCTACCTTTACCACCTGATGATTTCTGATAACTATAGCCACCTTGTGGTCCAGCTACTTCAAATTGATATAAACCAGTTTTAGGAACAGTCCATAATTGAACACCAGGTTTATTATTATCAATAGTTAAGAAATTAGAATTTTGAGTCCAAGAAGTTAAAGAATAATTATTTCTCATTTTGGTTAAAGAAGGACCAAATCTACCATTACAACCACAATCATTAAATGTAAAACCATTAAAATTATAAAGAGTATTAGCATCAAAGAAAGTTTTAAATGTACCATCATTGGTTAAAAATTTATTTCCAGATACACCATCATTATTAAAAATAAATTTATTATAATTAATAGATTTTTGATTAATAAAATTATCAATATTAGATAAAATAGTTTTATAAGAATGAATATTGGTCATATCTTTTAAATTAACAGAATTAACTAAATTAATTAATTTATGATTATATAATGAAATAGGATTATTAGTAGATATAGTATTTAATTTCAAAATAGAAGTATCAAAATTTAATTGTGGTATTAAACTAGTCATTTGTTGTAAATTTAATAAATCTTGATCATTAGAACCATTACTTAATTTTTTTATTTTATAATTTTGTAAATTAATATCATTATTAGTTATAATATTATTTAAACGTAAATGAGATTCAATAGAAGAATATCTTCTAAATACACCATCACCATATAATATTAATGTATTATCATTAGGTAAGATAAATTTATCAATATTAATAGATTTAGGATCAATAGTATTAATATTTAATTTAGAAAATGATCCATTACCTAATAATATTTTATCATTAGTTGAATTAAAATTTTCTATTCTATTAAATGGAATATTATTAATTAAATTACTATTTATTTGAGTTAATTGTGTTCCATATTCAACTGTATCTAATGTTATATCTAAAATTGATGATATAAATTCAACAGAATGTAATTGTAAATATAAATAATTAATAAGATCTTCAGGTTCAGTAATAGATTCTTTAATTTTATAAATAATAGAAGAATTAGGTGGTTTTAATTCAAATCCAGTATTTGTTGAATTAGTTTTAATATAACCTTTATTATTATTATTAGATTCTCTAATTTGTATACCACAATCACCACCTGAATTATTATCATTTGATGATTTATTCATTTGAATTAATTTATCTTGAATATCTGTATTTATATGTTGTAAATATGTTATATTACCTCTTATTGTTACATTATCATTAGATCCACCTATATTAATTGTTTTTGCATCTAAATTAGAAGATGAACCTAAAATAATATAATTAGAGGAAGAACCAAATGTTAAATTATTATTAGAATCAATATATTTAACATTTAAGAAATTAACAGAATCAGAAGTATCACGTAATAATTTTGAATCTAAATTAGGAATAATAGAATTATTTAAATCAATAATATCATTATGTACTTGAGTAACATTTTGATTAATGGTGGTTAAATTAGTAGTATTTTGAGTATCATATGATTTAATATTTGTTATATCATTTGATATATTTGTTATATCAGTTTTTATAATAGAATTATCATCTTGTAAACCAGAAATTTCAATAGTTTGATTATTAATAGAAGATAAAAATGATGTTTTATTATTATCAAAATTAGATAAATTAGTATTAATAGTAGTAATAGAGTTTTCTAAAGTAGTAGATCTAGATTTTAATAAATTAATTTCAGTTAAATAAGAAGAAATATTATTAGTATTTAACAAAATATTATTTTCTAAATTAACAAAACGATTAATAAAAGTATTATTTAATGAATCTAAATTTCCAGTTATAGTATTTTTATTATTAGTTTGAGTAGTGACATTAGTATTAAGTTTAGTATTTAAATTAGAAAAATCACTATCAACTTTATTATCAAGAGTATTAATAGAAGTATTAATAGAAGTTTTTGTATTATTTTCAAAAGATGTTAAAGTATTAATTTTATTATCAATAATATTATAATTATTAGTAACTTTAGTATTTAAATTATCATATAAGGTATTAACACTTAACATGTTTGATATATATATATTATTACTTGTTGTTAAACTTGTATTAATTGTTGCTATATCACTAGTTAAAGTATTTTCTAAATCATTATAATCATTAAAAACATCATTATGTAAATTATTTAAATTAGTGATATTTGTAGTATTTAAAGTAATAGAATTAGAATTATTTAAAATAGATTGTTTAACTAATAAATTATCACTTTCAATAGTATTCATTCTATTATTTAAATCTAATTTTGTTGTATTTAATGTTGAGATAATTGAATCATTATTATTATTTTTTGTTGTTAAATTTGTATTAATAGAAGTTTTTAATGAATCAATTTGTTGTTGTAAATTATTTTGTGATCCTGTAGTAGATGAAGTAAAAGTATTAAAATTAGTAGTATAAGTATTATAATCATTAGATCTTTTATTAGTTTGAGTAGTAATATTGTTTTGAAATTGAGTAAATTTATTATTATGATCAGTTTGAGTAGTAGTAATATTAGTATTTAAACCAGAAATATTACTATTAATATTAAAGAGATCATTATTTAAACTATTAATTTTAAATTTATCAATAGATGCAATAGTAAAATCAAAATCATTAAGAGGAAATTTTGATTCTAATAAAGATAAACGTTTAATATCATTATTATTAGTATCTTCTAAAGTAGTTAATGCTAAATTTTGTTGATTATTAATATTATTGATATTTTTTATATTTGTTGAATTAATATTATCATAATTATTTAAAGAATAAAATGTTGTTTGTATTGAATTAAAATTATTATTAACAGTTTCAAAAGATGTAGCTAAATTATTTATAATATTAAATACATCACTTGTATTTATTTGATTTGATGACATTATAATAATTATATAATTTTGAATAAGATAAAAATAATAGAAATATATAAAAAATAATATCATCTAATAAAAATGATATTATAAGATTTAAATAATATGAAATAAACTAAAATTTATTATAATGAAGTAATTGTTATATAACCATTTGATTGATTATGTCCTATTTGTACAAAATTTGTTGATAAATTAGTAATATAAGAACCACCACCACCTCCACCATGATTAGAATAACCACCACCACCTCCAGAATAACCACCACCACCACCACCACCACTAGTACCTGAAGCATAAAGAGCATTACCACCACCACCACCTCCACC